CGTATAGGGCGGGGAAGGAATGTTGATTTCGCCGCCTATTCCATAGCGGTTTCCAGCAACATAATACGGCGTCCTATCGACGCCAATCACGCGACCGCGATTTTGCGTCACGGCTCGCGAGATTTGTTGCTTATCGTTAACGATGACGTGATAAGGCTCATACATGAATGCAACCATGTCCGCCCATTGGGTCAAGATTTCGCGCTTTCCATAATTCTTGTTATTCTTCGGGGAATGCAGCAACAAATCCCATGTATCGTATTCGCCGGAAGTTGGATCGACAACGCGAGCGGCGAAAACGTGACAGGTTATTACAATATTAATACCATATTGAATAGCAAGAATATCGAAATAGTTTAAAAGCTTAACGAATTGTTCATTCGAGAATTGATAGGCTTTGCCGTATCCACCTAACGCCGCTTCCATCGTAAGAGCGCGCTTATTGTTCTTCATGTATTGCGGGTCTTGACGAAGCGTGAAATCGTGAATAAGACGCTCGATTGACGACGCGCTATCCCAAACGATTGTAGAGAACGGAAATTGTCGCGTTTGGCAAGCTTGAATGAATTCTTCGCAAGCTTGAAGAACGTGTTCCCACCATTGAATAACATGAGGGATTTTCGGAATGGTCATCGCGCCATATCCGATTTCGGTAGGGACTAGAAGCGCGTTCGGCGCGCCGCAAGCAAGCGTTGTCTTGCCTATCTTTTCAGTCCCCGAAATGACAATGCGTTGACCGACGCTAGGCGTTCCGGTTTGAACAGACGACAGAAAAGCAGACATTCAACGATCCCTATTATAAAGAGTAGCGGCGAAAGTTCCGAGTGAAGCAGGTCCGCAACTTCGCGAAACTTTCGCCGCTGGCGCGCACGGCTTGGGCCGGGGTGACGGAAGCTACCGGGCGCGTTTCTTGATTTCGATTGCCTTTGAAGCGGGCTTGATCGTCAAAACCTTATTGATTTCCTTCAAGGCTTCCGCCGACACGTCACCTAGTTTCTTGTATTCCGAAACGGAAAGCTCCAGCTTCCGTTTGATAAGGCGGTTCGTAAGAACTTCGCCGATAAGCGCCTCGATACGGTCGCAAGCATTGTCAACCGCTTCGTAATCGTTCGCGTTGTCGAGCGTGTAGCGAAGATTGTGGGTAATCTTCAACTCGAAATTGTCGTAACCCAAATCGATGTTTTCGACGCCAGAATACATTTCGTCGGCGACCGTCGAAAAACTTTCGATAACTTGCGTGCGAAGCTCGCTTTCGGTCGCCGTTGCGTCCTTAAGCAAATTCTTCGCTGAATTCCATTTGTCCAAGAGTGCCGATTGTTCGGGGGTCATGTAATGAAAACTCCGATAATTTGTTTCGAGGATGACCACTCTACCGGGCTGAATTTGCTATGTCAACAGCCAAATTCGCCCTTGTAGCGATTATTTTTCGCCCTTATACTGGCCGTCTTTCCTTCGGAGAAATCCTATATGTTGTGTTCACTTCACGCCAAAACACAAGAGCTATGGCGCAACCGTCCGCGTCATCAAACGATCATGAAAACCCACATGGAAACGGGAATTCCGTTCTTTTGGCTAGAGCATTGGTCAAAGGGACGATGCAAAATCCCGCCAGTCGATTATATCGAGACGCTTTATACGCATCTTTCCGGGAAATCGCTCGATTTGGTTGACTGACGCATGTATCAATTTGAGAATATTCCGCTGGAAATGCGGAAACAAATCGCTTGGGTTTTGTGGCGCTATGAATTGCGTCAAGGACAGGACAAGCCAACTAAGCCGCCATACAACGCCAAAACGGGAAAGCTCGCTTCGGTTGACGATGAACAAACTTGGTCGTCATTCGAGGAAGTTGTTTCGGTCTACCTCGCCAATCAATCTATTTGGTCGGGTATCGGTTTCATGCTGTCGAAGCGTGACCCTTATTTCGTTATCGACCTAGACGACACGGCTAAATTTCCGCCAGAACAGCGCGACGAAATCGCGAACCGATATAACAAGATCATAAATGATATTGGCGAGACATATATAGAAGTGTCGCCGTCGCGTAATGGCTTGCATATATTCGGTCGCGGACAGACGCCAGACGGTCGCCGACGAGACGGTGTAGAGCTTTATTCGGATCGCCGGTTTATTACGATGACCGGATGGGTTTACCGAAACTCGCCTATTGCCAATCGGCAGGAATTCGCGACCAATCTTCATAGCGAACTTAAGCCGGTCATAACGAAAAGCACGACAGGTTTCATTGGTTCGCTTAGTCAGGATTACGAAGATCAAGAAGTTTTCGACAAAGCGCGCGCCGCTTCCAATGGCGATAAATTCCTCGACCTTTGGAATGGCAACTGGCAGCAATATTATTCGTCGCAATCGGAAGCCGACTTTGCGCTTATCGATATTTTGGCTTATTACACGACGTTCATTCCACAACTTTACCGAATGTTTCGTTCGTCGGCTCTAGGCCAACGCGAGAAAGCGAACCGGGATAAATATGTTAGCGACATGATCGAAAGATCATTCGACAATCGCTTTGTTCCGACTGACCCCGGCGCGCTTGAACAGCGGTTGCAGAAAGCCATAGCCGAAGCGGCGGAAGTCAAAAAGATTTCAGGTCATGCCCCAAGTTCGACCGCAATTCCCCCGGAACCTCACTATCAAACACCTATCGATCAATGGCCGTTAGACGCATGGCGAACCTCGCCGGGCGGAATTCTCGATAGTATCGCGACTTATATTTATAGGTCGTCTCCGTTGCCGCTTTACGAAACCGCCCTTGTCGGCGCGATTGGAATGTTCGCCGGTCTTGTGGGCAGGCAATGGAATGTTTCAGGAACCGGCTTGAATATCTATATAATGTTCCTCGCACATACGGGACATGGCAAGGAAGCTATTCAAACAGGTATCACGCGAATTGTGAATACCGTTTCGTCTCAATATCCGTTCTTCAAAGACATTCTTGGCCCGGCTGAAATCGCTTCCGGTCAGGCGCTATTGAAACATCTTGGCGAGCGTCACGAAAGCCCATGTTTTGTTTCGCTGTTAGGTGAGATTGGATTGCGCATACAAAAACTGACGGAACCGAACGCGAGCGCGGCGGATCGAACTTTAATGCGCGTCTTGCTCGATTTGTTCGGTAAATCCGGCGCGGGATCATCCGTCTTGCCGTCGATCTATGCGGACAATCAAAAGAATTCGGCGGTTGTCCACTCGCCTTCGTATTCGATTATCGGCGAAGGCGTTCCCGATAAATTTTATGAGGCGTTGGACGAAGATGCGGTTATATCTGGTCTCCTACCGCGTTTCCTGATTATCGAATATACCGGCCATCGCGTCGATTTCAATTATAGTCATGCGTCGATTGAATTCCCCGAAACGTTGAACCAACAATTACAATCCCTCATGCGATATCGCGACGAAGCTTCGCACCGAGGCGTTGTGTTCGATATCCCGCTGGATAACGAAGCGGATCAAATGCGGCGACAACTCGATAGTTATTGCCAGCGAATTATCAATAATCAGAATACCGAAATGACGCGACATATTTGGAACCGCGTTAGTTTGAATATCCAGAAACTCGCCGGAATGGTCGCTATATCGAGAAACTATCAATCCCCACAAGTGACCGGGCAAGATATGCAATGGGCGGCTTCATTGGTCTTGTCGAGCGCCAAACGATTGATGGACAAATTCAACGCTGGCGAAATGGGTAACGATGTAACCGACCTAACTCATATCGAAAATAAGATGAAAGCATTTCTTGCTGAATACGTTTCGACGCCTTACGAAAAACTCAAATTGAAAGATACAACACCGCAAATGCGCGAAAAGTTCATCATAAGATCGACTGACTTTCAGCGAAGGTTTACGAATGACGCTAAAATTAAATTGTATGCTCGCTACATTCGCAAATCAACAACTGACGCGGTTAAGTTGATAATGAAAAATCTCGAAAATGAAGGTTATATCGCAATCGTTCCAAAGAATTATATGCGCGATACATACGGAAGCTATTCGGAGGGGCTGGAAGTCAGGTCGCTATAAAGGTTTTATAAAGCTTTTATAACGCGCAAACCCTTGTGCCATAAGGGTTATAAAAATATAACGCCCTAAACGCACATACACGGGGCGCAACGATAACTTTCCCGATTGTTTTCCCGCGTAAGCACAAAAATCGAGATACCCCAAAAACCGCATAAAATTTATAACCCTTTAAAATCAAGCACTTAAGCGTTATAAAATAATTATAAAATCATTATATTTTTTATATTAGTAGTTAGGTAGGAAAGAAACAGGAAAGGAACAGGAAAATGGATAGAGGAACATTCGCCGGAAACCCGAAAGGAAAGGTCGTTTATGAAGCTGGAACCGATAGCGAGCTAGAAGTTATCCATTATCGTTCCGAAGATGGATTTGAAACGATGTTGACGCATTGGTATCCTAGCGAAGATGATATTCGTCGCTTGATCGCCGGTAAACCGCTCGCGTTGCATATCGTGGGCAGTCGTCATCCTTGGGTCCAATTGGAGGTATCGAAATGAAATCGTCATATGCGCTCGCGCTTGAAAAGATATGGCAAGATCGCGGTTGCCGTTGTCCGCTTCGTTTGTATAGCGGAATTGATTTTCGCCCGAAAAAGCGAAAATAGCTGTTGACATTATTCGCGAGGTTTCCTATATTCAATTCAGGAAATCAAACGAAGGAATACGGAAATGTCTTTGGTTAACACGCTTCGCACCACGATTGACGGCAAAGATTACAAGCTGCATTTGACCACCATTGCCGGTCAACCGTCTTACTACGTTCGCGGCGTTCGCAAGCAGGCGGACGGAACCGAAGTTGACGCTTTCTTGTCCAATCGCCAGTGGAAGGCGGAAAATCGCGTTAAGTCGCGTTTCGCCAAGGAAATCAAGGAACACATGGCGGCGCGCTAGACGCGCCGCATTTCTTGGGAGTAATCGACATGCGGTATTCAATTTATATGTCTCAATTTATTCGTCACAATGGAGTCGTTTACGATAACGTTAGCGGCAGGATTGTTTTTCGCGGTTCTTACGAAGATTGTCAGGCGTGGATCGATGATCCTCTTGCGCTGGCGTATCAACAGGGATTGAAGTTGCTGGAAGCGTTGGAGAAAAGGAAATGACTGTAATCGAATTAATCAGAATTTTATGCCAATTCCCCCCGGACGCCAAAGTAGTCGCTTATGATGCGAGCGAGGATAGTTCGATCCTTGGCCCGTCCGGTATTGAATACGATTATGACCAGTTTTGGGAAAACGGAAAATTGGTAAATGAAAAAGTTGTTTCTATAATTGGAAGCGACGGGAATTGACACATTGGTAAATTCGTGCTATTATCGTTCTGTCGTTAATAGGAGTTATTAGGAAATGACATTCGAGAATTATAAGCCGCCTTCCTATTGGGTCTTGGCGGAAATCACAAAAAGCGCTCATGAAGCTTCGCGCGGTTATCGCTATCGCGTTCATGGTCGCGACTATAAGCGCCTCGATACGCTTGCGGATGCGATGGACGCTATCAAGGCGGACATGGAAAGTTGCGCGGCGGAATATGACGCTTCCGGCTTGATCTATTGGGGCAAGTCCGATCCGCGCGAATATGCTGTTTGGGAATTGCGCACTGGCAAGCGAGTGTATTAGGAGAAACAGGAAATGGAAAATATGGAATATTTCGATGGTATTCGGTATAAATGTATCGCGCATTATCCGTTGATTGCCGATATGGTAGTTGAATGGATTACCGACGAAAACGAGGCTAAGGAATTCGTCAAGCGCCATAACATGAAAGGCGCGAACGTCGAAAAGTTCGATTATAAGTGGTCGCCCGCACTTGTACGGGCGGGATGGTATCCGGCTAAGAGCGATCGTTGACATTCCTTTGGCCCGGTGATAAATTCGCCGGGTCTTTTATTTAGGAGTTATCAGGAAAATGGACAATCCTACTTATTCAAATCCTGTCTGGTATCGAGGCTACCGCATTTATCTTAATCGCGGTTTCGGTCCAGCTTACGGATACGTTCACGATGATTATGACGGCGCGGAAGATAGCCGGGATAATCGTTGCGGCGCGGAGAATTCAATCGCCGAGTGCAAGGAAGCGATTGACGATTTGGAGGATGACCAATGATTATGACAACTAAGCATCCTGCCGAAGTTAAAGCCGCATTCGAGGAATTCGCCAAATATCTATATATGCTGGCGAACGATCAAATCGCTTCGCAGCGCTGGCAAACCCGCAAAATAGACAAGGCTGTTTGTTATGCGAAGGCCGAAGCCTATTCATCGCTTGCGATGGATATTCACGCGATGAAATTTGAACAGGAAGGTGACGCGAAATGAAAGACGTTTACTTCAATGTTTATCGAACGCCAATCGGGACGATGTATCAAGGCATGGCATCGCCTCGCCGCATTAGCGGTTCTGTATTCGGCGGCGGTAATCTTATCTGTTACCGCATTCGCGTCAAATTCAAGACTGACGCGGGAATTTATATCTCGCCTCATTATTGCGCCGCGTCGAGGAAAGAGGATCGCCATGTCTAAGCGCGAACCAATCCGAAATCGGGACTACGGCGTTTCGATTACGGCGGTCCAGTTGACCGATAGGCCGAAGGATCATCCGCACCGCGATCACTGGCAAGTGAGGATCGATGTTCGCGACGAATACGGCGAGCATTACCACGCTGGCCGCGATCCCTCACAAGCTCGCGCTGCGGCGCTTGCGGCCTACCACTGGCACCAATTCGAGCTAGTGCGCACCCAAGGCTCGCGCTCGCCCGTATGGCCGACAGCCGACGCGGCTTGACAGGGCAGGGCGCGCCGGGCATCTTGTGGGCATTCTTTTGAATTGAGTAATTGCCCCATGAAGGATAGTCACGAAATGATTAAGCTACATGAAAACGTTTCGGTTAATCCGTTGAACGTTGTTAGCGTCAATCTCGGAAAAGATAACGTGTACGTCGCTATGACCAATGCTCGCGCGCATCGTGTCGAGCCGGACGATCCGCAACATCTGACCGACGTTTTCGAAACGATTGTCGGCGAGCTTAAAAAGCTGACCGATTGTGTTTTTATTCGTCACGATCTTGTCGCTACGGTTGACGGGATTTGTTCGATTGCCAAGGTCAATATCGGCGTGGCCGTCAATCTTGCTAACGGCGAGGTTGAATACATCAAATGCAAGACGGAAGATCGGGAAATGATTATTAACCGTCTTTCCAAGGAAATCGCACAAGCCGGATAAAATCGGCTACTATCGAAAACCCACATTATTCAGGAGTTATCTAAATGTTTCTTGGGTTTAATGGCGCTTTGGATCATTCGGCGAAGTTGGCCTTTCCTAACGGATGGGCAGTCGTTATCAGCGCCCGCGAATGCGAACACGTTAGGATTATGGTTGTCCCGGCGTTCTTATATGACGCCGAATTCTTCGAATGTTCCCCTCGCGAATTTAGCGCTAAGATCAGTCGCGAAATAAAAGCCGCGAAAGATCGCGGGGATTTATACGATCATTTCAAGGGGAATGACGCGGAAATTCTCGCATTCATTACCGGCGTTGCTTCGCGCAAACCTTATTCCGGCGATCTTGTCGATGAAATGCTATCGAAGGTATTCAAGAAATGAAAGAGCTATTCGAGGATATTAATTTTCAAGCTAAGTCGGTTCGTATCATCGAACAGGCCAATGCGATATTGAACGCGATGAAACGCGAAGGCTATACGCTTACGCTTCGCCAGCTTTATTATCAGTTCGTCGCTCGCGGATTGATGGAAAACAAACAGGAAAATTACAAGCGTCTCGGAAACATCATCGATAAGGCGCGCAAGGCCGGTCTTGTCGATTGGGATGCTATCGAGGATCGAACGCGGTTCCTTCGCTATATCCGCAACTATCGCGGTCCAACTCATTTCCTGCAAAATCAGCTTAGTTATTACGCCGAAGATTTGTGGCGTAATCAGGATGCTTACGCCGAAGTCTGGATTGAAAAGGACGCCCTTATCGGCGTTATCGAGCGTCCTTGCAACGAATGGCGCGTTCCGTATTTCGCTTGTCGCGGTTATCCTTCATCGTCGGAATTGTATGAAGCTGGCAAGCGTCTTGGTCGGAAGGTCGATCAAGGCAAGAACGTGTTCGTTTTCTATCTAGGCGATCATGATCCTAGCGGGCTGGATATGACGCGCTCGAATGACGAAAGTCTTTCGATGTTCGGACGTTCCTACGATATCAACGTTGTCCGCCTCGCGCTCAATATGGATCAAGTCGAGGAATTTAACCCGCCGCCTAACCCGGCCAAGGATACCGATAGTCGTTATGGCGCTTACGCCGATCAATACGGCGAAGAAAGTTGGGAGCTTGACGCGCTTAGACCTTCGGTTATCGACGGTCTCATTCGCGACACTATCGAAAAGATTGTTGATGGTGATAAATTCAATGCCGATGCGGAGATAGAGAAAGCTAATATGCAACTCATTCGCGAAATCAGCGAGAATATGGATAGCGTCAATCGCTATCTGAAATATCGTAACGGAATGATCGATATGGAAGCGCTGACTTCTATTGGCGTCGATACCGTCGAAGAAATTCTAATTGAAAGCGAGGCACATTCCGATGAATGATCGAACTATACAGGCGCGGGAACCGACGTTCCCGCGTCTCATGGTGACGGGCGGAGATTACACCTATCACGGTTATCTAACGACCGTATTCAGGAAACGACGCGGTGAACATATTCGCGCTGTTGTCGAGGATGAAAACGGTAGATTGTTCATTCATAATTCGAAACAGCTTGGATTAAGCGACGGCGAATTGCTGGAAATGGGAGTGAAATTTCATTTGATTGTCGCTTGACATTCCGTTTTCGGGCGGCTATATTCGCTTCAGTTAATCGGAGTTATCGAGATGAATTATCTTTCAACCGTTACCAACGCCGTTCTTGAAACCGGCTGGCGCTATCGTCGCGCTTCGGCAGCGGATGCGATTTTCTGGATCAAGACCTATCGCAATCGCCCGGAAATGGCGAGCGATCTTCGTAATCAGGTGAACCGTTACCGTTCGCTCTTGCGCGACATTCACGCGAGCGAAATGGAAATGGATCGCCGGGGAATGAGGTTCGTTCGATAATGGGCTACGCTCGCGCAATGATCGCAATGGCGAGGGGTTATTCCCTTCGCCGCGAAGCTTGGATCGACGGCGAATTTGTCGAGTATTCAGGCAATGTTCCTCGCCAGCGGTATCTAGCTGGTCGCACTTATTGTTTTCGAACCTACATCGCCACACATGCCGATATGTTTGCGAGTGATTGGGAATTGGTGACGTGACCTGCGATTACATGGGGCGCAAAGAATGGGAAGATGAATTACGCGATAATACGCGAAAATCCAAAAAGCCGCGCCTATATTCGAAATATGATCCGGCTGTTAAATGCTGCCCGGTATGTTATCGTATTGCTGCGAACGCAACCCGGCTTTGTTACAGTTGCGGGTATGAATTCTATTCGAAGCGGGAACCGAAGAAATGATCTACGCCGGTATTTTCCTTATGTTCTTCGGCTACGGTTTCGCGGAAGTCGCAAAGCGACCATTGGGAAATGCTTTCGCAGTCGGAATGTTCGCGGGCGGATGCTATATGGTATCGCTATGGATAAACGCCCAAATGGGAATTTTTTGATGACCCCTAATGTTGCGATAGAAATCCTAGAGCGCATGAAGCGTGTTCATCTGAATAAGCTATCCGCTCATGGGCGGCGGACTAACCGCCAGCACTATCTAGGAAAAGACGAACGATTACACGAACAAAATCAGGTCGAAGCGCTTAATTGCGCGATTGTTAGTCTTTCGTTAGGATTTGGGTGCGATACTCCTAATCAGAAACAGGAGTAATTCAAATGTCTAAGGTTCTTGGAATTGCAGCGGTTCTTTCGGCGCTTACGTTCGGATATTATTTCGATACGATTGCGTATGGTATTACCGCCGCTCGCGCTTACGTCCTTTCGGTCGGCGTCGATTACGAAGCCAAGGCCAAGGAATGCCTTGGTCAGCCGGGGCAGACGAAGGAATGTGCGGAAGCTATCCAGAAATGGGCGGCGCGCGACGGAAATCAGGTCGTCATTCAATACGCTTTTTCGCGCGGCGTTGCCGAAGCTTTTGGGGGCGAGTGATATGAAGAATATTCAGCGCATCAAACTTGATGACAATTTCCGCGCCGGTCGGCAGGAAATGAAATTCGTTACCGCGTCGAAGTGGCAGCGAACCGACTGGCCGGTTGACGCCGCCGTCATTGTGGGCATTTGCAGCGCCGCCGCGATGATCGTCCTTTTCTACCTTGCTTTCTAGGCGAGCGCGGGCTAGGCTCGAAACGTACTGGCGTACCCCCTCAATTACCCCGGCTGACCAAACCAGCCGGGGACTTTTTAGGAGAATTTTAATAATGTTCGGTTCGAAGAAATATGACGCGGATTTGACCGCAATAGCAGATGATATCGATCACGCTCTAGCCGCTGAAAAATTCGAGCAAGCCAAATCGCGCGTCGATCCGGCGCGGATTGTCGGAATTGATATGGGCGTTCTTCGCGATACGCTTGACAAGTTGCATAAGCAATCGGTCGAAAAAGTCGAGGAACTGGAAGCCGAAATCAAGCGGCTATCCGCGTTGCTTATCGATGCGAAAGCTGCCGCGATTGCGGCTGGCGAGCATTTCAACGCTATTCAGCAACACATTCAAGGACCGATACCGGCGCAAGCTGTTCCTGTCGCGAAGCATACCGATATCAAAGCAGGATCGCCCGACGAATGAAACATATCATGGAAACGGCTTACGCCATTTGCTCGCCGACAGGCGAGATTTATGGTATTCATTTCGGGCGCGGGGCGGCGGACGCGACTGCGAAGGAAATGGCAGGAAAGAACAAACCTGCTTGGCCTGTCAAGGAAGTTATCATTACCGAAAAGCTTCCTGATATTATTCTGTCGGCGGCTGTCGATTATTTCGCCAAGGCTGAAACGGATTATCGCAAGGAACTTGATCGCGTCAAAGCCGATCTTGATTTCGCTTATCGTCATAAACAACATCTTGGTAGCGATTACTGGCATGGCGTCGATAAAGCGCGTCATCGCATGATCGCGGCTTATCGGCTTGTCGAGGCGATGACGATTGAAGGGGAAATTCGGAAATGAGCCTGAAAACTTGCAATATCGAATTATTTCCCGGCGCGACGTATCAATTCGAGTATACCAATCATCGCGATGTGACGGAAATGCGAACGGCGACGTTTCGTAATTTTCAGATTGTCGGGGAAGGTCACGACGATTATTACCCGGTCGGAACGCATTGCTTTCTTATGATCGCTCATGATCGTAACGGCGCCTACCGTTCGTTCGCGGTCAATAACATTGATTTCAGCACTTGGCGGAAAGTATAATGACGCCTTGGGAATTGGCGAAATCAGGAACGGAACACGCGGAACAGCGCGCATTTTTTGCTTGGGCGAATTGCGCCGAACTTTATGGGTTTTTGTACGCGGGCGATAAACGCGCCTATGCGATGCTGACCCGCGATCAATTGCAGTTTGATGGCGCTTTCGGGATGCCGCGCCCCGTTCCGGCGCTTCGCTGGATACATGCGGTTCACAACCAAGGTCACGGCGATGCGATCCGGGGCGCTCGCGCTCGCGCGGAAGGCGTCAAGCCCGGCGTTTGGGATATATTCTGGCCGCTTCCTCGCAATCATTTTCCGGTGACAGGCGGCGGCTATTGCTATCGTCACGGGTTGTATATCGAAATGAAGCGATCCACGCGAGTAAATCAAGACGCTCTTTCGCCTGACCAAAAGGAATTTCTATCGTTCGCGATAGAGGCTGGATATCAAATGCAAGTCTGTTTTTCGTGGCAGGAAGCCGCACAAACTGTCGAAAGGTATTACAATAATGTCGCCGATTAATCGACTTACGCGTAAAGACGTTTATGAATTTAGTTCGCGACTTAATAAATATGATGTTGCGAATGCTATGGACGCATACCAATCTATCGCAACCAAGTCCGCGATTTATCCCGGCCAAGGAACGCCGTTCGGTCTCATGTATGCGGCGTTAGGATTGGCCGAAGCTGGCGAAGTCCAGAACAAGGTCAAGAAAGCGTTTCGCGACGATAACATAATTGAAGATTGGCGAAGCGCGGAACATACCGGACCCGGCGCGATGACTATTCGGTTTAGTCATTTGTCGCCCGAACGTCGCGACCAAATCAAGAAAGAACTTGGCGGCGTTCTTTGGTACGTTGCCGCTGTTTGCAACGAAATAGGCGCGAGCATGAGCGAAGTTGCTCTAACCAATCTTGAAGAACTTTGCTCGCGCGGCGAGCGCGGAACGCTTTCCGGCGATGGGGATAATCGATGAAATCCGATAAGGTAGTAGATTTTCGCCCGTCCGGTCGCGGAACGGTCGCGCTTATTCGTCATTTCAACGAAATGATCGCGAACCTTTCGCCGGAAGAAACCGCAACTATGTTCGCCTCGCATGTGGCGGCTATCGCTTATCTCATGAGCGAAAACAATACGCCGCTGGTTATTCAGTCTCTTTTCGCGACGATTGCGGCGGATGCCTACAAGCAATTTACGCGCCAGAAAGAACGGGCGGAAGCTGTCATTCGGTTGCCCGACAATGAAGCATAAATATATTTTTCGCGATGCTTTTAATATGCTCGCTGGCGAACTAATCGGGCGCGGCGCTTATCGCGAAGTTTATCATTGTAAGCTTCGCCCTGATTTGGTTGTCAAAGTCGAGATACATAACGATAATGGATATCGAACATTTCATAACGTACACGAAATGGCATTTTGGCAGGACCATCAATATTACGATAAGGTATCGCGATGGCTCGCGCCGTGCGAATATCTTTCGCCGGACGGTCATATCTTATTGATGAAACGGGCAACGCCGCTCGCGTCTCATAAAGAAATTCCGGCAAAACTCCCGTCATTCATTACCGATGTTAAGGAAACGAATTTCGGCAAGATCGACGGGAAAGTTATCTTGGTCGATTATGCCTTGACGATTTCCAATCCGAGTTTGAGGCTTAGAAAGAATGGAATGGACAAATGAGCGATGATGTTGACGAAGCTGTTGCGACGGCGGTTAAGCAAATTGCCTCGCTTTCCCTCGCGATCCATGAGGCGCGCGAACCGACTTCCGACGAAGTGAATACCGCGTTGAACGGCGCTATGACGCTTCTATACGTATCGGTTACGTCGCTGGCGAAGCTCGCGCATCATGTGGGCAAGCTCGCCGAAAAGGATCAAACTGATTTTGATACGGCGGTTGAACAAACTGCCGAAGCGTTAGCGGAACAGAAACTATCCGAAAAGCCGAAACGAAATTTTATTGGCAAGCCGTAATTTTTCGCTTGCATTCCTGTTTGGCTTGTTTATATTCGCAATTGTCATCCGCGAATGAACGCGGTTTATTCAACAGGAAACAGGAAAAGGAAATTTAAGTAATGGCAAAGGTAACGATTGCAGCGCTCGCCGCTGCCACGGCTTCGGCGGCTGGTTTCATGTACGCGACCGAAAAGGATGCCAAGCATCTTGTCGAAAAGGGACTGGCGGAAGTCGGCGCGGTCAACCCGGAGAACGCCAAGGAATTCGCCATTCGTGCGACGGATGCCGGTATGGCGGAAGCCGCGAAGGAAACCGCTACGGGCGCGTCGGCAGCTTCGTCCGGTTCGAAGTTCGAATTCCGCACCTACAAGGCGGCGGATCGCGAGGCAACGAAGTCCCGTAGCGGTCGCTCGACCAAGTATCCTTTCGATGATTTTCCGGAACCGTCTTACGACAACGAAGGAAATCTTTTGGAAGGGCCGGAAATCTTCATCGCCGCGACGGAAAAGATGCCCGATCCCGCGAAGTCGCTTTCCTCGACCGTTTCGGCGGCAAATCGCCGGTATGCTGTCGTGACCGGCACGAAGCCCGGCAAGAACAAAAAGGGCGAGGATATTCAGAAGAATATCTATGATTTCAAGCGCAAGTTCGAAATCGCCGCTGTCGATGGTGGCGCGGTTATTCGCCGCGTCAAGTAATCGAGGGGAGCAAGGAACCTTCGGGAACCTAACCGCCTCGATAATCGGAAAGTTAGCGCGTAGACTTTTAGGAACCATAAACGCGCTGTTGAGAGGTTCCCCGATAGACCCCCGGTAGTAGCGCTGCCGGGGGTTTCTTTATGCCTCGAATAGCGCTAGGATGCTCGCCCATAGCCTCTAGGACGCGCCGCTATGGTTTCCCCTGTCATTGATCTGTCTCACCATAATCCGACGCCGGATTTCGGGCGTATGAAGGCCGCTGGCGTCGTCGGCGTCATTCACAAGGCGACGGAGGGGTTAACCTACCAAGACCCCGATAGGCGCGCCCGGCTGGCGTCTGCGGTCAAGGCTGGCCTGTCCATTGCCACCTACCATTTCTTGCGCCCCGGCGACATGGCCGGTCAGATGGCCCATTATGTTCGGACGATACAGCCGCGCCCCGGCGAGCGCCTGATTATCGACCATGAAGATAGCGGCGTTTCGGTCGCCGATCTCCGCGAAGCTGTAAAGGCGCTTTTGGGTCAAGGCTTCGAAGTAACGATCTATTCCGGCCACCTAATCAAAGACCAGCTTGGAAATTCGCGCGATGATGTTCTAGCGAAAACCTCGCTATGGATTGCGCAATATACTTCCGCGTCAAGTCCGACTTGGCCGAAAGGGACTTGGGCAACGTGGTCCCTTTGGCAATGGACAGACAAGGAAACCGTGCCGGGGATCGCCGCCCCGGTAGATGGTAATCGTTGGAACGGAACGTCTGACAATCTTCGGCGTTGGTTTGGGGTGTAGGTTGTGGAACCGGGCGGGACCGTGCCGACAGATGCGATAACATCGATAGTCAGCTTTCTTTTGCAGCTTGGATTACCCGGCGTCTGCATAATGGCTTTATCATTCTTTGCGTACAAAAAGGATAATCGAGCCGACGAATTGCAAGACGAATTTAATAAACAAATGCGGGATATTACAATTACTATATCTAATTTGACGAATGCAATTCAGGCCAACAATACAACTCTTTCTAGCTTAAAGGACTTTCTACTTTCGCGCGGTAAATCGGAGTAATCGGAATGGGAACCTTTACGAATTGGTTCAAGAAATCTGACGATAAATCCGTTCGCGAAATCGAGCGTCAAATCGTGGCCGAAAAGTTCGTTAAGGCGAACGCGGAACTTTCTCGCGCGGTAAATTCTGCTAATCAGTTAGCAGAAACAATAACTGATTTGTTGAATGCGAATGACCGCGTTACGCATAGGAGGTTACGCCATGCGCGCAAGTCTCTTAAACCTAGGTAATCTCGCCGCGATGGTAGCAGCGTTTATCTTCCTGTTTGTCGTATTCGACACAAACGCGCTTACGATCTTGATTAATTCATGTTTCGTCGGCGCGATGTTCGCTATCGCTGTAGCTTACGGTAAATTGATTTGGTATTCGTTTATCGGATCGCACGATATTTCGCCGCGAACTCGACAGTATGCCTTGACTGTTATTGGTCAATGGGCTGTAATTTTTATATTCGTTCTAACATCGGTTTTCATTCGGATAATGGACTATCCGACGAATGTTTATATTTCCATGAACTTCGCTAAATATCTCGCGATATGTGTTGCCATTATTCAGGTAATGACGCCCGATTACGGCTATTCGATCTTTTACGGGCGAGACCGGAAATTCCTGTTTCTCGGAATAGCCATTGGAATACTAACAGCAATGTCGCTGATATGGGTCCAGACGCCCGACGCCGTGAAGATCGTCCCGACGCCTGATCCGACAACGCTTGGCGCTCCAGTCATGCCGACTACGCCGCCGCAAGAACTCGCGCAATGATTGTGGGCATATCATGTTCAAAGCCATATTGAAATTTCTCGGATCGTCAGTAAGTTGGATCGAATTCGGTGCGGGCGCGATTATCGCAGCGCTTGTTATCGCTCCTATCGCTTATGAAATCGGTCATTACAAGGGCGATAAAGCGGGCTATGACCGCTATAAAGCGGAACAGGCTGTAGCGAATGCTAAGGTAGAAGCTGTCAGGAAACAAGACGATGCTGTTATCCGTAACAAAGACGATTATACTATTTGCGTCGATTATTTGCGCGCTCGCAAGCTGTCAATCGACGCCTGCGAACAGTTGCGCGGGCTTCACGATGAATGATCTATCGCCAGCCGGGACGGTGGCGCTTGTGCGGGCGGATCGTGAAGGCTTCAATCGCGTAGCTGGAAACGATAACAATTATAGACGTAATTGCTTGAAATAGTTAATAATGCTGTTATCTTCCGGCTATGGAAAATAATTGCCCTTACACGCCGGAAGAACTAGCCGCGATCAAGCCGCGACTGGCGGACGCATTCCTTAAGTATCCGTTTGATATCCCCGGCGCTATGCGGTCGGTCGAGCCGCGTGTTACGCATCATCCGTTCTTGGCGAGCCTCCAGTATGACCCGGAGCTTAATCAGCTTATGCGGGAACGTAACAATCAGGAAGGCGCAAAATCGACCTTGCCCACAAAGGAAGAATTTGCGGCGACTATCTGGAATGATGCTGCCAAGGCAAGGACTTCCGATGTAAAACTTGATTTTTATAAGCTGTTTGCTTCCGTCATGGGTTATGTTGAAAAGCCGGGTAATCCTTCCGGTAACACAACGAATATTGCAACTCAAAATGTTCTTGTTATGCCAGCTAAACAAGCGGGCGGGGATTTTGAAGATAAATGGATAGGCTACGGCGCTAAGTTGATTAACGAATGAACGCCGCGATTGACCATAACGTTATTTGGCAGTATCACGAAGGAACTAGCCAAGAATTCGCGCTGTCTGTTATCGCGAATGATATCCTTTATTGTGGAACTCGCGGGCCGGGCAAGACCGATAGTCAGCTTATGCGGTTTCGCTCGAATGTAGGACTAGGTTACGGGTCTTTCTGGCGCGGTATCATCTTCGACCGCGAATATAAGAACCTTGACGATTTGGTAACGAAATCTAAGCGCTGGTTTTACCCGCTTGAAGATGGCGCGCAATTTCTTTCCTCGAAATCGGATTACAAATGGGTTTGGCCGACAGGCGAAGAACTTTTATTTCGTTCTGTTGCTAGGGATGACGATTATTGGGCTTATCATGGTCACGAATATCCATTCATGGGATGGAACGAATTAACTAAATACCCGACTTCTAGTCTTTACGACAAGATGTATTCTATCAATCGTTCCGGTTTCGATCCTGATAAGAATACGCCTCGATTGAAGGGGGATAATTACGTTGCTGAATGGAACGCGAGATATCCAGATGGTCACTACGAAGGACGCCCGTTTAAATCCGGCGACTATGAAACGCCGACAGGTAGACCTTTACCGCCTATCCCGCTGGAAAATTTTTCGACATGTAATCCGCTTGGTCCCGGCCATAATTGGGTCAAGCGCCGATATATCGACGTAGCGCCATATTTTAAGGTCATCGATAAACCGATGACGGTTTTCAATCCCAAGACAAAGCGCGAAGAACTTGTTATTCGCAAACAAGTTACGATCTTCGGTAACTGGCGCGAAAATCCTAATCTTGATCCGCAATACATCGCCGGTTTGATGAATGCAGCTAGCGAGAATGAACGCAAGGCTTGGCTGCATGGTGATTGGGATATTGTCGCGGGCGGTGCGCTCGATGATGTATGGAAGAAAGGAATTCATGTTCTTCCCCGATTTAAAATTCCGTCAACTTGGATGGTAGATAGGGCGCTCGATTGGGGTAGCTCGCATCCCTTTTCGTATCAATTGTGGGCAGAAGCAAACGGCGAGGAAGCAACGCTACCGGACGGCTCAAAATTCTGCCCGCCTCCGGGAACATTAATCCAAATTGGCGAAATATACGGTTCGAAGGAAATAGGCACGAATACAGGTCTTAAATGGGGCGCTAAGAAACTCGCCGAAGAAATCGTTAAATATGAGAATATGTTAATTAAGGATGGATGGATATCGAAAAAGGTTTATGCCGGTCCTGCGGATAATCAGATATCGGAAGTTCGCGAAATTACAACGGATAGTATCGAGAAAATACTATCCGATAATGGTATTGAATTTGAGAAATCAGATAAATCCCCCGGCAGTCGCAAGATTGGACTTCAATTGATGCGCGACCGGCTGGAAAACTCCGTCAGTAAAGAGGATGCGGGCTTGTATTTCATGGATAATTGTGTAGCTTCTATATCGACTATTCCCGTTCTTCCGCGCGACAGTTTAAAGATAGACGATGTTGATACAGATGCGGAAGATCATGCTTACGACGCGGCGCGTTATCGAGTGCTGAAAGGTAACAATAGATTGGCGACTGTCGTTAAGGTCAGTTTTTCGCGGTCAGGAAGATAACCAATGCCTAAAGGTCTTGTCGTTGATAATGTGCCGACTGTCGTTATTGACCAGCCGGAAAATAATAGCGGGGATGAAGTTTCGTTTGTTCGCAATGATATCTCGCGAATGACGCCTCAATATAATAAAATTAAACATTGTATTGAAGGATCATATTCAATTAAATTGCGCGGCGTCGAATACCTTCCGATGCCGGATGCTATTGACCAGTCTCCTGAAAATGTTGCCCGATATTCGGCGTATAAAAGTCGCGCGATCTTCTATGGCGTTACCAAGCGGACGCTTGGCGGACTTCTAGGCGAAGTGTTCAATGTTGACCCGGAAATAGAAGTCCCCAAGGTTCTTGATCCTGTCGTAAAAGACGCTAACGGAGCGGGTACTACTCTTATTCAGCTTGCTAAGGAAGTTGAAGGATACGTTCTTAGCTATGGGCGCGCCGGTCTATTCATCGATTACCCGAAACGTTCCGGCCCGACGACGCGAAGCGAACAAATGTCGGGCGCTGTTCGCCCTAATATTGTTTCATATTTGCCTTGGAATGTAATCAATTGGCGGACTGCAAAGATTAACGGTCAAACCGTTCTAACTTTGGTTGTCCTTCGCGAAGATGGCGAGGAAGAACTAGGACGTTTCGGCCTAGAAGCTATCACGCGATATCGTGTTCTTGAATTGGTCGAAAATACATATAAGCAAACTGTTTATATTCAGAAAAAGGGTGGAACGCCGACTATCGAAGAAAATACATTCGTCCCGCTTGGAGCTAACGGAAATCCGTTGGAATTCATTCCGTTTACTTTTGTCGGTTCGGAAACCAATAGCGTAGCT